CGGGCAGGAAATTTATGCCTTTGACGCGAAAGCGACGGATACCCAAGATCCAGCGTTCTGGGAAGTGCTTGCCCTAACTGGCACATCGGGTGGTTATACTGCAACTGCAACACAGATTCACCGACAAGGGTCTGCCGTTCCATTTCCGGAACCCAGGATAAACTTGAGTCAGTCTGGTTCGCATTTATTGAACCTTGCTGCGCTCATCCTTAGTCGGCAGTAGTTCTCTTTGGAGCTTTATCCACTATGACGTGGTCACTTACGACGCCCATAACGGGCGGCGCTCAAACGGGTTTCACTTCGCCGACCTACACAATTGTAGCCGACGTAGCCCCTGACGTAAACGGCAAGCAAACCGCTGTTTCCGCTTTGGGAGGAACTCAAGCCGGTGTTACCGCGCATACGGTGTCGAGTCCTTTCACCATTACGTTCATCCGTCCTCGCAACCTCAAAGTTGTTGGGAAGACGAACCCGGTGACTGGGCTTCTACCGAATGTTGCAAAGAACACCTGGAAGCTGATTGTCCGCAAGGGAGTACTACCCCTCGTTGGGCAGCCGGCGTCTATCATGAGCATCAACATGACTGTTGAGGTTCCTGCAGGCGCTGACTCAGCTGATCCGGCAAATGTCCGAGCTGCGTTTTCAGCAGCTATCGGTGCTTTAAATCAACAAAGCGCCGGTATTGGTGACTCTGCTGTATCTGGGATATTCTGACAGAGATGTCAGCGTACCCTAAGGCTTTCGGATTTTCCGAGGCCGGCTTGATACCTTACTGAGGTGAAAAACAAACATATGCATGATTATGCTGTGTTGAAGCAGTGTCTGCTTGACGACCTTTCGATTGACGAGCCTGTACCGTTCTTTACGAGCGATATGGACTTATCTACCGTGCGGTCTCACGCTCTAGCGTCGGCGTTTTTGAAAAAGAACGTCGATGTTTTGAGTCCTGAGGCGGACAAGGCATGCCTAGATTTGTTTCTTTCTACAAATCAAAAGTGTGCTGAGTTCTCCTTTAAGTGTAGTGGGATTTATGATGATAGAATAATCGGCGAAGTTACTAAAATATTCGACGATATGTTCTTCCACGGTCCTGATTTAGCCGTGAGCTCCTTGGATTTCGAGGAAGCTCTGATGGTTGGTCCAGGAGCAAGTCTTGGAGCTCAATCGTATAACTTTTATTCAAAGTTGTTCGACAGTCCCTTGACGAGCACGAATGGTCGCTTACTCCATTTATATCGGAGGGCTATTAAGGTTAACCCTAGCTGGTCTCATGCGGAACAACTGCGTGAGGCTAGATTTGGGACTTTGCTAGTTGGCGGCAACCGTTTATCATTCGTTCCTAAGACGTCTGCTATATCGCGATCTATTTGTACTGAGCCCGCTTTGAATATGCTTTTTCAGAAGGGTCTAGGTACCGTTTTAGAGCGCTTGTTGGATAGGCATTTTAAGATTGATTTGTCTGTTCAGCCTGAGCTTAACCGCGGCCTAGCGATGAGAGGTTCTCTCGATGGTGCTTTTGGCACTATCGACCTCAAATCGGCCTCAGATAGTATGTCGCTCGGGATGCTGAAGTCTGTCTTACCTCCTTATTTATTTAGGTGGCTGATGGATTTTAGAAGCCCTTCTACTACCCTTCCGGGTGGAGAGATAATAGAGCTTCATATGGTGTCGTCTATGGGGAATGGATTTACGTTCCCTTTACAGACGATGCTTTTCGCGGTAATTGTACGGGCTTGCTACCGCTTGCTTGGGATAAAACTCGAGTATTCGGGTGGTAGGCCGAGCAACTTTGGTGTATTTGGCGACGACATAATAGTCCGTAAGGACGCTTATGAATTTGTCACGCATGCACTTAGGTTGTTTGGTTTCGTGGTGAACACTGAAAAGTCGTTCAACACCGGTCCGTTCCGCGAGTCCTGTGGTGGTGATTTCTTTAAAGGCTCCAATGTAAGAGGAGTCTACTGCAAGTCACTTTCCACTCGTGCGGATGTCTATTCTACCATTAATCGCTTAACTCGTTGGTGCTCCGTTGCGGGTATTGTTCTTCACAAAACTCTCAGCCGCTTGTGTGGGTTGGTACCATTCTTACCGGTGCCGTTCCATGCTGGCGATACTGAGGGCGTGAAGGTCCCGTTGCGGTTCAACTCTAAGGCCAGGTTCGATAAGAATGGGAGCGTGATATACTACGCTCTGCTTCCAGTCGCGCGCAACTTTAGGGTTCCTGCTGACGAAGCGAAGACGCTTCATTACCCCGACCGGAAGGTAGCCATTGGCTACAACCCGGGCGGACTTGCGGTGTCTTTGGTGGGAGGCTTTATCAGGAACGGTCGTATCACTCTTCGTTCTGAAGAACTGGTGCGATACAAAGTCCGGAGAAGGAAGACCCCTCACTGGGGACACTACGATTCGGCTGGTTTAAA